AATAAAACAGTAGATGAAGTATATAATGCTTTGGTAGGTTACTATAACGCAAGGAAAAAAGAAGGGGCAAGGATAATTGTAATTACAGAACCAAATTGTCCAGTCACTAATGGAGAAAATGCAAGATCAGCATTGAATATAAAAATAAAAAATTCATTTGGAATCTTAGCAGATGAAATTGCAGATATTTCATTAATTCCTGAGCTTGGGAATACTGGAGCAGCAAGCAATACGACTTACTTTTATGATGGAGTTCACATGACTTTAGCTGGATATACTTTAGTTGCAAATTCCGTGAATTTAGCTATTAATAGACTTGTTCAGTACGATACTAGAATACTCAACAAATTAAGCGCTAAAACAGTCACATCAGACAATTTTGTTTCAAATGTAAATATACAATCAAAGTCTTTAAAATTGTCAGCTGGTACTCCAATGTACACTCCAACTCTAGGAACTGCAACCGGAACGGCTTTTTTTGGAGGTGATAATTCATTGTATGGGACTTATTTTGGAACAGATGCTAATTCGGGTAACGGATGGATTCAGCAGATGAGAAATGATTCTCCGACCGCCTATTCTCTTCTATTAAACCCTGTTGGTGGTAATGTCAGTATAGGTTATTCGACAACTCAAACTGAAAAGTTAGCAGTTAATGGTGATGTAAAGGCATCTTCTTTTAATGGAAGTGGTTCAAGTTTGACAGGAGTTCAAAAACCAATAAACTTTACAACGTCCGGAACTAGTGGCGCAGCAACTTTCGATGGAGTGAATTTGAATGTTCCTAATTATGGAAGTGGAACCGGACAATCATATACGAGTACATTTACAGCTATATCGGGATTAGCATCGGCGACATTTCATAATGCAAAATATATAAAGGTTGGTAGTGTGTACGACGCTTCTGTTATGGCGCATTTAGTTACAAATATATCATCTGGCACATGCACTTTTAGATTTACACTACCATCAACTTCGATAGATGCAACAAAAATAAATGTGTATGGAACTATATACGAACAAAATCATGCGTACGTTGTCAATTTCTGGCTGACAGGAGGAGGTTCAAGCTATATAGAAATGAATTTCGCAACGTCATCTGCATCTGGAACTGATTTTCTAGCTGTTCTTAATTGTAAATACGAATAATTTTAAAAATAAATACAATGAAAAAACAAAATTCAAATTTCGGAAAATTAAAAAAAGTAGACTTTTGGAAAGGTCTATTAATGGCAGTACTTTCAAGTTTTACAACTGCTTTAGTGAGCATTTTTGCAAATCTAAGTGATTTAAAAGCGATTAATTGGACTTATGTACTAATCGCCGGTGGTGTTGGATTCTTAGCTTATTTGCAAAAGAATCTATTCACAAACTCTGATGGAGAGATTTTGAAAAAAGAGAAGTAAAAATCGAATAAAATGAATATCTACATGAATATTCCAATTGAAATTATAATTTTTGTTTTAGGTACAGGAACTACGGTAATAACTGCTGTAGTTGTGTTTTTTTGGAAATCAGTAGATGCCTTAAAAACAGGTTTTGATGAAGTAAAACAAATTTTAATTGAAAATCAAACTGCTAATAAGTTTGAAGAAAAAGAATGTGTAGCAAAGCATGATTATATCGGTAGAAAACTGAAAGATCATGATGAGAAATTATCGGATCACGAAAAACGGTTAAACAAACATGGGATATGAATAACGCGATAATACGACACTACGAGGGGATAAACGATGATAATTTGAAAATAATCGGCTATCAACCTAAAATGGACTGCTCCGGGATTTGGACAAGTGGAATAGGTCACGCAATAATATATAAGGGTGAGTTTTTGAAAGGGATAAAAAACAAAGCCCTGGCTTATTCTATTGGCACCTTAAAAACAGATGCTGATGTTGAAGTAGAATTAGAGCATGATTTAAAATCTTGTTATCTACAAATAGCTAGAAAAGTTACCATACAATTAAACCCTAATCAGCGTGAAGCTCTTGCTTCATTCTTATTCAATTGTGGAAGTAGCTCAACCCTTATAAGTATGATAAATTCAAAATCAGAAAAACTATTTGATTGGTGGTGTACACACTATATTACTTCAGATGGAATAGTTAGAGATGGGCTTATTTATCGGAGACGATCTGAGGCATTGCAATTCACACAAGGTATTATTAAATTTTTCTCAAAGCAAAATCCAAAATGACCAAATGTACCAATTGTCGAAAAACTACCTATAATCCAACCGATGTGGACTTTGAGCCATATTGTGATAACTGTTTAAAAAACAATTTTATAAAAACAAAATGACAACATTAATTATATCAATTCTAAAAAAGTACTGGTATTGGGCCGCATTAATCGGGTCTGCAATTACTATATACTTGCTTTCATCAGATATTAAAGCCAAAAAAGCTGAAATAAGTCGTAAAACCTCAAATATAGAGACATTAAACACTGATTTCACTTCATACGTAACAGATACCAAAGTTGTAATTGCAGGGAAAGATACGATAATCAAACGTAATGCGGCTAAAGTAAGTTCCCTGACGTACACGCTTGATGAATTTAAGCGTTATAAGCCAGAAGCCGAGCAAACTATCAATGACATGGGATTGAAGCTTAAAAACGTTGTATCAGTAGCTAATATCGGAACACAAACAACTCAACAAATAATAACTCCGACAATTAAAACAGACTCAACAACGTGTTTTAGTTATATTGATAGCTTTATTTCAGTGGCCGGGTGCTCAGATGGAAAGAAAACAACACTCTACTATGCTTCAAAAGATAGCCTTACGACCGTGGTAAATACCATTCCAAAACATAAATTTCTTTGGTGGAGTTGGGGCGTAAAGGCTATTAATCTAAATATTTTGTCGAAAAATCCAAATACAACATTTACTTACCTTAATTATATCGAACTAAAAAAATAACTTTTTCATGCGATTGTTTTGATAGATGGTTAGATTGTTTAGATTGGAAAACGCCTGCTTGTGAAAGTGGGCGTTTTTTTTGACTTACACTTACTGTAAGTCATTTTAAAAGAACTTGCATATCGTCTACAACTTTCTTTCCCAACATTCGCGCATAATTTTGCGTCATTCGGATGTTCGCGTGCCCCATACATCTCGAGACAGTTTCAATTGGAATATTTCTATTTAAAAGATAAGTCGCATATGTATGCCGGGCAACGTGGGTAGTCAGGTTTTTATTCAACCCCGCACCGGCTCCCACAAGTTTAAGATAATCATTATACTTCTCATTCGTAATCCTCGGTAGAACATAATCATATTTTAAAAGAATTGCTTCGGCCTCCGGAAGAAGTAGAGAAATGTAACTTTCATCTGTTTTTGTCCTGGTACTCGAGAGAATTTTATTTTCCCCTAGCATTTTAATTTTTGATTTATCGAACGCCATAAGGTCCACATAAGCCATTCCGGTAAAACATTGCAGAATGAATAAATCTTTTATCCGCTTTAAACTATCCGAAGGGGGCGTGAAGTTTTGAATCAATCCCACCTCCTCCTCAGTCAAAAATGTAGCTTCTTTACTCTTCCCTTTTTTGTACTCAAAATCCGTGTATGGATCATATTTGCAAAGTCCGGCTTTAATTGCCATTCTAACATAACCTTTAAAGGCTGTATGACGTTTATATAAGGTTGGCTGAGACTTTATAGTCTTACGAAGGTACGAGTCAAAATCGAGAAGGTTTAAGTACGTCAAATCATCAAAGGTTTTAAATTTCCCAAACTCCTCAATTCGTTTGATTAAAGAATTGTGATACTCGATCACCGAAAACGAAGGATCTTTCTTTTTCAGACGCTCTTTTATAAACCCGACAACAGAATAATCACACACGTCTACTTTGTCCCAATTTCGAACATCGGAAATTTCCTTACATTTATCTGATTGAACAAACGACTCGACTAAATTGAACATGGTTCTAGCCTTATACATTAGATTGGTAGCATTTGGATGTTTAATACAAGTAAATCCATTCTTGTCGGAAAATTGAGCCTTGGTGAGCTTTATTCCGGTTGAAATATACGATGTGACATTAGTCCCAACCAAACGAACCTCTATTTGTAGCAACCCAACTTCTACAATAGAAGATTGTTTCTTTTTGTCAAACACGTAACGCAACATTGTATTTTTCATATTCTTACAGTTTAGTGTGAAATTTCGTACCACTTTTCGTACTTTATTTAAAATAGTACGAAAATGTGTAGATTTATATGCTTTTATATGTTCGTGTGTGTACTTCAAATCTTCCGAAACGCCCACAAACAAAGAAAAGCTCTACAATGTAGAGCTTTTCAAAGCGGAGAGGAAGGGAATGCCTTTTCTCCATCATATCAGCTCGTTAGGTAGTTAAGTACGAAATTGGTACGAAAACTACCTTTTATTACATCTGTTAGTAACCAAATTTACGGATATATTTTTACTTCGGTAGTTGGTCTTTTTGGGCAGTAGAATACGATCCTCCTTCAATTTGATAAATAAGACCGGTTCGCGTGTCTATAACCCATCTGAAATTTTGGTCACTAAATATATACCTTCCGTTTAGAGCAATATCCTTCTGAGCTTGCACATATCCCCATCCAAGGAATAATGCCCCGGATAGAAATAAAGAAACAATTATTTTAAACCAGTTCTTCATAATTTTTTTTATTTCAATTCACTAAAAACTCAATTATAGACAAATAAGCTATATTTCTTAAATCTCCATAGTCTTTTCTAATCACGCAAATCAACTGTTGTACACACGTTCGACAGCCCGCGCATTTACCCCTTAATCTCTTTTCAATTTCAAGCCGTTGATTTTCCACGGTGAGCCGTTCAATCTCTTCCATTTTCTCAATTAGTATGTCTTCCATTGTATTTAAATTTAATTTGCTGTAAATTTAAGCAAATACACTGGGAAATAATGGCGCTTTAATTGAGTTTTTTAATGGGTTTTAGATTTTTTAGGTAATTAAATTTATTGCTACAATGAGCGTAGTATTAACTATGACACCATTATACTCTTTATGTAGTCGGCTAATGCCTCTTCATTGTCCATGTTTTCGATTAGCTTCATTTTTATATTGTGCAACTCTGCTCTAGTGTTGTGTAGTTCATCCATTCTTCCTATCAGCTTGCGTTGCAAGTTTTTTATCTCAAACTCGTCTATAGGTTTATTATTTTCTGACTTATCATAATTCCTCTTTCCAGTAAGCAACCAGGATATATCTTCATTAAAGTACTCACAAATGGATAACACCGTATCCAACTGTAAAGATGATACCCCATTTAACTGCCTACTCAATGTATTTTGTGGCATCCCTATCAGTTTAGCTAACTGACTTACATTTATATTATTTCTAGCTGCAATGTCGTTAATCCTCTGTATTATATGCTTTTGCATTTGTATTATTATTTAGAATTAAAATAAATAACCACATATGGATAAAAAATATCCAAAAATGAGTTAGAATATCCAAAAATGGATATATCTTTGCACAGTCAATTAGAAAAACAACTAAAATTCTGATTGAAATTAATTAGACAGCAAATAAAATAAAACAAAATGGAACAGCAAGAAAAATTATCACAAAAAACATTAAAACCGAAAGGATTTAACCTATTTGCAGAAATATCCAAATTAAAAGAGGGAGAATCCCTTTTAATAATAGAAACAGTACATGTAAAAAAACGCAACGTAGTTTCGAATATTGGGTATTACAATAATAATAAGAAATTAAAATATAAAGGATTTAATTTCTCGACAAGCGAAGTTGGCTTGGTTGGTAAAATATTGGTAACTCGTAATAAAGTCCTTTAAAATCACAATTATGGAAGCATTAGTGAAAATTACAGACAACAACGGAAAGAGAGCCGTAAGCGCAAGAGAACTTTACGAAGGCCTCGGATATGATTTGAGCCAGTGGTCTAGATGGTGCAAAAAAAATATTGAAGATAACCAATTCGCAATTGAAAATGAAGATTTTGCCATTTTCGACACAATGTCGAAAACCTCCGAAAGTGGAAGGCCTTCAAAAGACTTCATTCTTTCTATTGATTTTGCAAAGAAACTTTCAATGTTGGCAAGAACTGAAAAAGGGGAGCAGATTAGAAATTACTTCATTGAGGTAGAAAAACAATCAAATTCGCTTGTGCCTACTTCTTTCAAAGAAGCTCTAATGTTGGCCGTAAGACTTGAAGAAGAAAAAGAACAACTAGCCTTAGCGGTGGCAGAACAAAAGCCATTCGTTAAAGCATTTGAAAGGGTAATCGATGCAGCTACAACTTACACCCTTGATACTGTAAGCGATATTTTGAACATTGGTAGAACTACACTGTCAAATCATTTAAAATCTGCTGAATGGGCAATGCAAGACAGCACAAAAGGAACTTCATCTACAAGATACGCTGAATTACAAGGATATGCAAAGACTGTTTTCGAAACAGTAACTGTAAAAGGAGTTGAACGTCCTGTCAAAAAAATAGTAATCACAAAAAAAGGGCTTGACAAACTTGTAAAACTATTCAATCAGAACTAATGGAAAATTCAAAACTTCTCTTCTCATACGCAGAAACAGCAGAAATGCTAGACATAAGCGTAAGCATGCTAAAGAAATTAAAAGCCCTTGGTAAAATAGAGTGTAAAAACATTGGGGCTTTGGTGAAGTTCTCAAAAAATCACATAGACAATTTTATAAATAGCAAAGTATGAAATACCCAACATTAAGCGAATCTACTTTCTCAAATGAATTGGACGGAATAACCAAAGTTGAAAAATTCAAAAGCGTACAAGTAAAAGAATCAAGAGCGGCTCTCGAAGCAATTTCAGTCTACAAAAAGAACATATCGGGCATTGTAAGGTTCATAGCTCACGTTTACAGCGACAAAACAATAGTTTTCTACACCGACCCTTCAATAATCGAAGCATCTGAAATCAATTACATATCAGAAAATTACGACCTAGTATTATCAAACATCAAAAACAAGCTCTATGAAAACCATTAAAACACTCAAAGAAGCCTCTAAAATCTATGTGAATGGTTACAATGCTAAATTCATGTGCATGATTGACGATTACACGGTTGCAGTTTCCTTTGGAGGCGAAAGTGGAGAATACATTAAGATTGAAGATTGCGAACTAAGACTAACCGATCAAATTCTAAACAAGATGGAAACAATGAAAATTGACATTAAAAAGGCGTTCCGGTTTGTAAAGACATTTTGCAAGCTAAACAAAGAGTTGATAAAAGGGATTGTGTTCGGAGTATTATTCATGTCTTTAATCGGAATAGCCTTTAAATTCATGATGTAGCCGGTGAAAGGTCATTGAAGCGACCTTAACCACAAAACGGTGTAATGGCGGAATTGGCAGACGCTAGTCGATTAGTTGAGACAAGGAGTAGTAACGAAACAATAGAGCAGCCGGTGGCCACTGGTGGGAAAACGAGTGGGAGACAGAGCCCAACGAAGAGCATGTTAGTAGTTATATTAATACCATTCAGGTTCGAATCCTGATTACACCACAAATAAAGAGTTCTTATCAAGATTGGATGTTTCTCCCTAATGGAAAGGAGAAAATGAAATATAAAGACATACCTGAGGAGGTGCGAAAGTCAAGGTGCAATGCCCGAAACCAAAGTTACAAAGTTACGTTTGCAGGAGTACGTGGTTACGGCCAAACTGATTGAAACCTTAAGTTTTGTATGTGCTAGGTTAAAGGCCGTAAATACACCCTACACTAATATTCACTTTTAGCGATGTAGAATAATTGTAGAGGAAGGTAGTAATCTATGGACGGTTACTACTAACTAATTTTTAAAAATAAAATTATGCAAATAAAATCAACAGACTTTAGAATTGGAAATTTAGTAAAGACTGATTTTTCAGAAACCAATCTAAAAACTATTGTCGAACTCAAACACAAAGCGGCATCAGTGAAATACATTAGAACCGATACGAATGAGCCACATCAATCAATGATAGATTATGAAAGATTGATCCCCATCCCCCTAACCGAAGCAATTCTTTTGAAGTGCCCACAATTGGAACATATTGAAAAATTTAGGCAGTTTAATTTCGAAGTATTTTCTATAACTTTTCCAGAATTAGACATTTGGTGTATAGATGAAATAAAAATCAGAAGAATTAAATACTTGCACGAATTTCAAAATTTCTATAAGGAAAATATTGGAGAAGAACTTCAAATATCATTATAAAATCAATCTTATGACAATAGAAAAACTAAACGAAGATGTTCAAAAAGTACTAGACGAAATGAGCATCATAGAAGAAAGGCATTCAAAAGAACTTTCCCCTTTCGATAAAAAAATAAGCGATTTAAATGAAACGTTCATGGATTCTAAGTTGGTTGATAAAAACGGAAACACCATATCCGTTGGAATGACCATAAGCCACAACAATATTGAATATAAAGTTATTCGAAGATTTCAGCAATGCTTGTTTCAATTTCTTGGAAACCCAAGAGTAGTATGCACGACAGAGAAAAAGAAAAAGCCGGTTGAATATTGGGCTCACCATTTAATTGAATTTGAAATAGTAAATAAATAAATATTATGACAGAAAAACCAAAAGCCGACTTTACAGTCGCAGACAAAATAACCTTAGTGGATCAAGAAGCAATTAAACAATCCTTCATTGATACACGAATCAAAATGCACCACGATAGTGAATCGGATGCAGAAGCACTCTACGAAAGAGAGGCTAGATACTTTAAAAGATTAGTAAGCGCATCTCCTAAGCTTAAAACAGCAACCGGAGTAAGTTTATGTTCTGTATTCTTTGAAATAGCCATTACAGGCCTATCACTTCAACCAGGAGGGAAAGAAGATGCATTCATTGAGAGTCGAGGAGTAAAAACAGGACAAAAAGTAAATAACAAAGATGTTTACATTGAAGTAGCCTCTCTTTCGGTAAGTGCTTACGGAGAATTGAATCTTCGAATTAAAGCCGGTCAGATTATTAGAATGTCAAACCCCATTGTGATTTACGGAAACGACATCTTCAAGCCTAAGACGAACGGAAGAGGAGAGTTGTTCGTAGAATACGAAGCCGAAATTCCAAGAACATCAAAAAAGATTATCGGATGTTGGGTTGCAATTTATCTTCCCCACAATGGTATTGATTTTAAATGGCTCTTGGAAGACGACATTGAACGATTGAAGAACTATTCAATTCCTAAGTATGAAGGAGGAAAAGCGAATGCCCTTTACTCTTCGAATAATGGTCAAATTGATACCGGAATGTTAGAGGCTAAAACAATGAAACATGCCATGAGAGCATACACAAAATTGAAAGTTTCCGACAACATTCAATTTGAAAAAGACATTGACGAAATCGAAGAAGAAACAAACGGATTTACAGAGGAAATTAAACCAGTAGTAGTAACAGAAGAAGAAAACGAAGATAACGGAGGATTTTAAAATGGAAGTAGCAAAAATAGGTTTTGATATAGAAGAGTTCAAAAATATAGTATCAACGGCACCAGGAATACTAGAGGCCAATAAAAATTCATTGGCCGGAGCAATAAAAAGAGGTGAAGAACTTTTCGCACTTGCGGAACAAGGGATGAACCCGGAACTTGACAAACTCTTATCTGAATACATCGAAAAGATAAAAATCACAGATAAAAATATGAATACAAAACGTATTCCTATCACCCAACTTCTCACAGTGGTAGCCAAAGAGTTTACCACCATTGAATCTGATGTAAAAGCTCCAATCGTAAAAGCTCAAAAATTCCGTGACGAATACGCTACTAAATTAATGAATGAGCGCAAAGAATTAGAACGTCAGGCAGAATTGAAACTTGCAAAAGAACAAGAAGCTATCGCATTAGTAAGAGATTACACCACGAACCACGCGAATAAGTATTCTGAATACATTGTAAAATTCAAACAGGGAAAAACCGAATGGTTCAACAACTTAAATTTAGAAGATATTGAAACTGCAAGTTTGAAAATTGCCCTTTTTGACAATAACCTTTCGGATGGCACTTTCTTGTTTGAAGTAACAATTCCGACACTGGTCCATCATTCAGAGAGCGAGTATCAAGATTTAGTTCCTGCAATGTCGCTTTGCTTTTCTGCTTTAGATAAATTCAAAAGAGATATGATTGAGTTTAAACGCGAACTTATCGACCTTATTCCTTCAAAGAAGACTCAGCTTCAAGAATTAGAAGCTAAACGACTCGAGGAAATCCGACTTGCAGAAATTGAAAAAGAAAGGAAAAGAGTTGCAGACGAACAACTCAAAAAACTAAGAGAAGATGCATTAAAAGCAAGCGAAGAAGAAAAAATACTACTCGATGCTGAATTAGCCGAAAAACAACGGCTCGAAGCTATTGAGACTCAAAAAGCAGAAGAGGAGAAAAAAGAACGCGAACGCATTGCAGGAGAAGAAGCCGAGAAAGAACAAATCAGAAAAGAGGACGAAGCGAAGGAAATTGAAAGACTTGCCGAAATTGAAAGACAAAAATCAATCAGTATTGCTAACGTATCAGCAACCGGAGCAAGTGCAGCAGCAAGCGTTGACAGTCAAGCAAGTTTATTTGTAAAAGCTCCGAAAGTAAAAGAAGGTTGGAGTATTGAGTGTCTTTCTCCCGAGGCGTATCTTTTACTTGTTTCTTTTTGGTTCGAAAATGAAGGGAAAACACTTTCCAACGAAAAGATCGAATCTAAATCGTTGACTCAAATCAAAACATTCTGCGAAAAGTGGGCTGCAAAAAATGACGAAATGATTGATAGTAAATTATTAGTCTACAAACCGGTGTATAAAGCAAAGTAATGGATGCTTATTATAATCGATCAGAGGTATCAAATTCGGACTTAGGTTGGTTGAAAGACCAACTTAACCCGAAGATGAACTTCATTGATCCTACGCAAGCCTACGCAGACGGAAACCTACTTGATGCAATGATTACCGAACCAGATAAGATAGATTACTTCAAAAGAACCCGCGAAGGTATTGTTTTCAAAAAAGTAACTTTCAACAATACGGTGAAAATGAAGAAAGCTTTTTATAAGGACGATTTTTGCAGAGAGTTTATGAATGGAGCTGATGGTCAAAAAATTAGCGTAGCACATGGAAAGGTTTACGAATGGAACGGAGTTGAATTTACTTTAAATGTTCGCTGCAAGTGGGATATATGGAGAAATGATTGGGGATGGGGTGGTGATATAAAAAGCACGGCAGCCGAAACTCAACTTCAATTCGAAGCAGCGTGCAAATACTTCAACTACGACCGACAACGAGCCTTTTATATGGACATAGAAGGCTCAGAGAGAGATGTTCTGATTGGAATATCAAAGAAGAATCACAAGGTATTCAAAATCTTCATTAATAGAGATTCAAATTTCTATAAAACTGGAAAAGAAAAATACTTAGAATTGGCTTATAAACATCACTTACTTTATGGGGAGAACAAAGCATGTCAGTAGAAGAAATTGCAAAACAAATATGCCATAATTCAGAAGATTCTTTTTTCCATTTCTCGGATCAAGATATATTCGTTTTTGGGTTCAAGGAAGGATATAAGTACGAAAAACCAAAAGTTGAAGTACTTGAATGCCCTTTCTGTAATTCCAAAGATATAAAGTGGGCTTTCAGATTAGTAAAGCAGTGTAAAGACTGTAACGAATACTTTAATTCAAAATCATGAGAATAATTGTAGAAAAAGAAAATCAGTTTTATATCTCATTCGATTACGATAAAAGAGTTTCTTCCGCAGTAGTAAAACTTCCCAACGTATCTTATAACGGTAAATTCAAAAGGTGGAAATGTCCATCTAGTAATGCTAACGAAGTTTTTAATTTTGGTGCAAAGTTCGGTTTTCAACTTCCGGATAAAATCTCAAAACGAAAAGTATTTGAAACTGCATCCGAAATGCCAAAACTAAAACAAGAAATTGAGCTACTAATGAAACTTTATGAGTATCAAAGCGATGGAGTAGCTTATAATCTTGAACACGGAAGCACTATCGTGGGGGATCAGCCGGGACTTGGGAAAACAGCAATATCAATAGCGACTGTTATTGCAAATAACCTTTTCCCTTGTTTGGTAATTTGCCCAGCTTCATTAAAATACAACTGGGAAGCTGAATGGAAACTCTGGACTAATAAACACCACCCCGCGATACTTACCGACACCATTAAGCATACTTGGCCGGTATTTCATCAGATGGGAATGCACGATGTGTTTATTACGAATTACGAATCATTGAAGAAATTCTTCGTAGTAAGTGCCAAACCACCCAAAGGCGAGAAACTGAGTGTAAAACACATAAAATTTCACCCTAGCATCTCTCTTTTCAAATCCATAATCGTAGACGAAAGTCACAAAGTAAAAGAGCCTGGAACTATGCAAAGCAAATTAGTTTATGGTATCTCAAGAAATATAGAACTTTCTCTTTTACTCAGTGGTACCCCAATCGTAAACAAGCCAATCGATCTTCTTTCTCAAATTCTAATCATCAATAAAATAAATCATTTTGGTGGTATAGCAAATTTTAGAGAAATGTGCGCAGACGAGGACCGTTGGGCTGAGATAAATTCTATTCTTAGAAACAATTGCTATTTCAGACGAGAAAAAAAAACAGTTCTTAAAGACCTTCCCGACAAATACAGACAGAAAGTATTCTGCTCCATAGATAATCAACAAGAATACAACACCGCTTACAGTAATTTAGAAATATACCTAAAAGACTACAAGAACGCTACTGATGCTCAAATTATGAAAAGTATGAAAGGCAAGATCATGGTTCAAATGGGTATTCTTAAAAATATAAGCGCAAGAGGTAAACTTGCAGATGTGATGGAGTACATAGACGATGTAGTAGACAGTGGCGAAAAAATAGTCGTATTCATTTATCTACATGAAGTGGCTGATATTTTAAAACGTCATTATCCAAAAGCTCTATTCTTTACCGGTTCGGAAACTTCAGAACAAAGAAACAAAGCGGTACATGATTTTCAAAAATGTACAATTTGCGATACTCGTTACGAAAGACACGGAGACGATCACGAATTTGAACCTAGCGACAAACAAGTAATTTTTGTCAACTACAAAAGTGGTGGAGTAGGAATTACTCTAACGGCAGCCTCTAGGGTTGCATTTGTAGAGCTTCCATGGCACAATGCAGATACAGATCAATGCGAGGACAGATGTCACCGTATAAGTCAAAAGAACGCAGTTCAGGTTACTTATTTCCTCGGAAAAGACACGATAGACGAAAGTATTTATCAGATCATAAACGAAAAACGAGAAATGAGCAATACTTGTACAGGGGCAGAGGACAACACCGAAGAATCAACAATCAATTCAATAATACAATTACTAAACAAATAATAACATGCCAATTAAAAGAACAAAATTAGTACTCACCATACAGTGCTGTAAATGCAATGTAGTATACTTTTTTTCATGTATTTATGGTGGTATCTCCATAGATGAAGAAACTACAATGATTATTGCAGAGGCGTATGAAAAAGGAGATATAGTCAAACTTCTCGACAATGAATCTGTACAACTACAACAATGTACATGTAAAGCAAATAAATAGCGATATGATAAAAACTCAGCCATTAATCACAAAATATGATTTTGAATCACTTAAAAAAGGTGATGTTATCGCATGTGAATTTCACAGAGATGTTCACGATTATCCTCGTAAATCATTTCGATTTAAAGTTTTCGAAATAGCAGAAGTAAAACATGAACCGCATTATGAGATTATACTTCAAAAAAAGAATAATCTATATTTCAATTATGCAATGTTCCTTTTTCCTGCAGACGGTGCAAGCAATCTTAAAAGTGCCGTATTAATAACACAAGAATAATAACCGCCGAAAGGCATAAAACAAAACAAAATGAAAAATTGGTTTTTAGTAAAAGTAAAATACGAGAAAACGGCCGAAGAAGGGCGTATCGTAAAAATTTCAGAACAGTATCTATTTGATGCTTTGTCGTTCACAGAAGCAGAAAAGAGAGTCGCTGAAGAGTTACAACCTTTCATTTCGGGCGAGTTCATTACAACTGCAATTTCAAGGGCGCGCATCAATGAGTTATTCGCCAATGAAAATGGCGATAAGTGGTACAAATCAAAAGTTTACTTTATCTCTTTAGATGAAGAGAAAGGAATTGAAAAACGCACTGCCTGCACTATGATGGTACAAGCCAACAATGTAAAAGAAGCTTGGGACGGTCTACAAGAAGGAATGAAGGGAACAATGGCCGATTACGAAGTAGCTTCAATTGTCGAGACTACAATTTTAGATGTTTATCCTTTCGTAAAAAAGGAGGAATAGTATGATAACAAAAGAAGTTGCAAGAATGGTACATAATTGCTATACCGAAATTGAGGAAGCAAATAAAATGGTTGTTGAGCTTAAAAAATCACTGAATGAAAAGGGTGAGTTTGAAATAAAAGACAACTGGGGAAACACAAGAGGGTTAGAACTCCACTTACCTACAAGCATGTCGGGAGCTACAATAAAAAAAGTTCCATTCAAATTGGCCTTAGATGTGATTTCAAACCATATCATTGAGCAAGAAAAAGAACTTGACAGATTAAAAGAAGTTTGCAAAATACAACTGCAGTAAAAAAATCACCCGGTAGTCAAATTTATGTGGTAGTGAATGACTACTACTGTACTCACTTTGGTTAGTGAGTACGGGCCTAACTAATATTTAAAATTATGGCAAAAAGAATTGTAGAAGTAAAGGAATTTGATCTTGAAGGAGTTTTTGAAAGTCATTGGGCTGCTGAAAAATGGCTAACAGATAACGGGTACAAATATGGATCTAGTTGTGTGGGTAGGCCCATTGCGATAACGAAAGGAGAATACAATCTTCCTCAGAAGTGGAAAAACATGACAACGATTGAACGAAATTCAGTTGATGGAATTTTAGAGAGTGGAAGAACCGGGAAAGCAAAAATAACCCTTTACGAGCATTTTTAATTATGATAGTGTACATTTCAATTCCAATGGCAAATCACTGCATGATAAAGCAACGAAAAATATCACTTCACTGGCAATCTATTTTGGAAAGTCAAGGACACACGGTTATCAATCCTTTTTTACTCGGAGACCACCTA